GCCTTGTTCACGGACGATGGTGGGCTGGAACTCTCCGAGGACGAGCTCGACGAGTGGGAATCGGTAATCAACGAGGGGTTGAGCTGATGGGCGTTGCTGGCGGCGTCGTTCGTGCACTCGTCGCATTCTTGGTCGGCGCACTGCTCCTCACAGTGCTCCTCACGGCGGCTACCGCCGCCGTTCTCGCATACAACCGATTCGCCGGGTACGTCAACAGCCACAACCGACTCCGGGGCGCGCTGAACACCCTGCTCGCCCTCGTGGCCGCGGCGCTGTTCGTTTACGGAGCATACCTGCTCGGCCAGCGGGTGATGGGGATCCTCTCATGAGCACCGATACTAACGCCCCTCAGCAGTGCGTCGACGCCGAGCTGATCGAGACGCTCGTCCCGGTCCTCGAAGCGCGCTTGGACAAGAACTTCGGCGACACGGTGATCGTTCACGCCGGCCAGATCGCCCGGCAGGCGGGGACGGTCCCCCAGAGCACGGGGGCAGCCCTCCGGGTGATCAGCGACGGCCGCGACCAGGGCGTCGAGCTGCGCGGAATCTCCGTCGAGATCTACGAACACAGCCAGCAACAGAACCGCTGGGTGATCAGCCGCACCTCTCGGTCGCCCTCTGCGACCTCCACCACCGACTAACCGAGATCATCCACCACCCACCACAATATCACCATGAACCGACCACGACCACTCCGTCGCTTGCGACGCGAGATCGAGAAGGCCGCCGTGACGGCGCTCAACAAGTTCGCCGTGCCCTACTCGACGGGCACAGGGTTCGGTCGGCGCGAGCCCGCCCCTCCCTACGACCGGCGCGTTCCGCCAAAGCACATCTACAACATCCGCCGGAACCAGTCACTCATTAACAACGCCATCGAGGAGAAGGTCTCCCAGACGTTCCGACGCGGTTTCAGCGACGTCGAAAAGGAGTGGCTCGCAAAGTGTTCGCAGTGCAAGGCGGAGTTCGGCGAGGAGGACGCCTTCCGCGAGCAGGCCGGCGACACGATCCCCGAGGACGTCGACGTCGACTTCTCGGACCCCCGGACGTGTCCCGAGTGCGAGGAGATGGCGCGCATGATCGAGCCCGACCCGGAGCGCAAGGAGGCCGTCGAGGAGCTGGTCGAGCTCGCCAACGCCGGCGCGGAAGCCAACTCGATCCTCGAGCCCCATCCCGAGACGGGCGTCGGCCAGTCCTTCCTGGAGGTGTGTATCGAAGTGGGCTGGGACATCCAGAGCTTCGACGACGGCTGGCTACTGTTCGATCGCTCGTACACCGTCAACGAGAGCGGGCACGTCCTCGACGTCGACTTGGCGGAAGTCCACCGCGCGCCGCCCGAGCTGATGCGCTACTCGATCGACGAGGAGACCGGCCAGTTCGGCGGCGAGTACTGGGCCTGCCTGCGCTGTCGCAACGACGAGCAGTACGCGCCCGAAACACAGCCCAGGCCCTGTTCGGAGTGCGGGCTGAAGACCTACGAGGTGTTCGCTTACGCGACAGAGAACCCCCGCGCCGACGATCCTGCACAGCTGTTCATCCGCGGGGAGTTCTGCCAGCGCTCGGAGTACGAACCCTCGAAGTACTACGGCTATTCCCCGATCGTCACGCTAGCCGACGAGGCGCGCTCGCTCGAACACATGGACAACTGGTATCAGTCGGCCTACGAGCACCGACGCGCACCGCGGGGCGTCGTTGCCATCAAGAGCTCGAACGCCGAGAGCACGCGGAAGTTCAATCGCGAGCAGATGGAGAAATTGTCGTCCGACCCGAACCACATCCCGGTGATGATGGACGACAGCGAGTCGGAGGGCGACCCGATGAAGTTCATCGACCTACTCGAAAGCCCGGCGGAGATGCAGCAGATGGAGATGCGCGAGTGGTTCAAGGAGCGCATCAGCGGGAAATACGGCGTCACCTCGATCCTCATGAGTGGTGCCCCGGAGGACTCGGGACTCAGCCAGTCGATGGAGGTCCAAGTGTCGAACCGTTCGGCCGACCGCCTGCGCCGCATCTTCAACGAGGGTATCATCCCGGCGTTCCTCGCCCAGATCGGCGCGGAGGGCTGGACGTTCGAGGTCCTGCCCGTCGAGGAGGAGGACGAGCAGCGCGAGGCCGACCTCCAGCACAAGGAACTCAAGAACGCCGAGGCGGCCGCCACGCTCGATCTCGACGTCGAGTGGACCGACGAGAACCGCGCGGACATCAAACAGGGCGAGGTCGAAGCGCCACCCACCGAGGGCGACGGCGCGGGCGGGGGCATGGGCGGGATCTTCGGCACCGGCGGCGAGTCGGCCCCAGGCGCGGGCGCGGGCACGGGGTTCGCCGACGAGCAGGGCAACCAGGAGGGTGACCCCGAGGCACCGACGGCCGAGGGTGGTGGCGGACCGGCGACGCCGCCCCGGCCCCAGCGCGCGGGCGAGCCGATCGCCGCCTCGGCGACGAACGGCCACGGACAGGATCCGGGCGACACCGGCGACGTCGAAGTAGCGGGCATCCGCAAGGACGATGGCGACACTCCCGGAGAAGGCACCGAGAGCGACCACACAGGAGAGCATGAGTAACACCACGGGAGACACGTCGGCACTCTCGGCGGCCGCCGAGAAGGCCACGCTCGCCCTCTCCGCGGGCGCTATGGACTCGGGCAGCGACCCGAACGCCCGGCTCGAAAAGCCCGATAAGGTCCATCGCTGCGTCGAGTCCGTCCTCGACGACAATCCCGACATGGACGAGTCCCAGGCGTGGGCGATCTGCCAGGACTCGGCCGGCAAGGCGAGTGAGAACGACGACGGTACCGACAGCGACGACGACGGCGAGATGCCGGGCTACGAGAAGGTCGACGACGTCCTCTTCGAGGCCTACGAGAAGATGGTGTGGTGGAACCTCTCGGGCGAGCAACCGCTCGAAAAGGCCCCCTCGATGTGGCGCGGTGCCGATCGCGTCCCGGAGTTCGTCGAGCAATGGATCGAAGCCGCCTTCGACTCGGGCGCGTTCTGGGAGGGTCAATTCGAGGGACTCCCTCAGAGCGCGTTCCTCCGGCTGCGGGACGTCTTCGAGGACTCGTTCACCCAACCGCAGGGGTGGTCGCTCTCTTCGCTCGTCGAGAACCTTCGGGACGAGTTCCCGGCGATGGGCGAGAACCAGGCCGAGACGATCGCGCGCAACGAGTCGGCGGCGATCCTCAATACCGCGCGAGAGGAGGCCTACGAGGCCCGCGAGGACGCCGTCGAGCACGTCTACCGCTGGCTCAACCCACAGGACCACCGGACGACCGACATCTGCAACGCCATCATCGACGAGATCGAGGCCCGCGGCGGGGCCGTCGCGATGCCCGTCCTCAAGGACATCCTGCGCGAGTACGCCCGCGCCTATGCCGGCGAGGGCGGGACGCCCGAACGGGTCGACGAGTGGCTGCCTCACTACGCCTGCCGGTCGACGTTCACACGGGTGGTGCGCTGACATGGCCGCCCGCGCCCCTGCCCCTCACACGTATCACGTCAAGCGCGAGGACGACCCGGGCGTGATCGAGATGGAGCTCCCGGAGGGCGCACTGGAGGAGTCCGACCACGTCGAGTTCTACCTCGAAGAAGTCGACGAGGTGAACGGCAACACGCTCATCCGGGATGGTGCGCTCGCACACCGAGAGTCGCCGGACAGCACTACCGTCCAGTACGACCTCGACAGAGATGACACCGACACTGTCGGGGAGTTCATCTACGAGTTCGTGGTCGTCTACGAGACCGGGGAGATCGCGGCCTTCCCGAAGTCCGGGTTCGGGAGGATCACTGTCGCCGAGACGATTCAGGACGACTATGGCATCACCATCGTCGGCGTCGGCGAGACGGTCGACATCTCGACGAACGAGCGCGTCGACGTCGAGAGTCCGTTCGCCCACGACGGCGTCCTGAACCACGACGGCATCATCGACCACGACTAACAACGATCCAATCATGCTCAACGAACCCCTGACCCACCTCGGCCATGAGGTCGCGGCGGCCGACGACTTCGACATCGGCATCACCGACGACGGCACCGGCTACGTGATCGAGCACCTCCCGAGCGGGCAGCGCATGGTGCTCGGCCCCGACGGATTCGAGGCGGGTGCGATCAATACGGGGGAGCTATTGGTCGATGGTTCGGCGCTCATATCCCCGCTATCAATTGACTTCGGCTACAACGTAGCGAGTACGACGTCGACGTCGTTTGCCGGAGTCGGGGGCAGGAGTCCGACCTACCCTGCCCCCTCCGATGTTGCGACGGGGGATATGCTACCCGCCATCCGCATTGTCGCC